TCATGAGGCTTCATCCTTTTTGTCTCCTTTCACGGCGGTTTTCTTCTCACCCTCCTCCGATTTGATCTGGAAGACCTGTACCACATTACGCAGCGATTGCGGAATCGGTACGCCCATCCGCCCAACATTCTCAAGAATGGACAGCAGCTCATTGGCCAGGTAGAAGAAGATGACCGTGTTTTGAAAATAGTTCATCTCGCCGAGCACCCGGTCAACCAGGTGCATTAACGCGATGATGAGAAAAATCGTGATTTTCCGGGCGATGCCGGCGTAGCCCTTTCGGCTCCGCAGCTCGCCATTCATCCAGGCCGCCCCCCAGCCGGTCAGCCAGTCGATCACCACGAACCACAGCAGCAAATGCAGCGGCAGCGACCAGCCGCCCCAGACATACCCGGTTACGGCACCCGTCCCAGCCACCAGCATCTTAAACAGTTGACCGATGTGCTCATACATAATCGTTCCTCCTTTTTATGGTTGAAGGGATGAAAAAGCCCTCGGCGGGCCGAGGGCTTGAAATTACTGCAAGATTTTGTTGACATATCAGCACTACGAATGCGGATCCTGCTTCCGATCGCTGTTGTCCCCGGATTTTTGTGAAGACTTTTAAGCAAGGTTAAAATCCAGGGACAAAGGCGAACGCTTCGCTTCTCCAGCAGCATTCCGCCTTCTCCGTTGAAGTTTTGGATTCTGGTCGAAACTCTTGGAAGATCAAAAAGCCTCGCCTGTAATAGCTTCGTATTCCTCTGGCGTAATGACGCCAAACGCTACGTACTGTCGAAGCTGGGGCTTTTGCGCCCATCTTTTTTCGTAGTAATATTTCAAGCGTTCAAAATCGTTCTCAAACAAACGTCTCCCCTCCTTCGGATGGATTGCCTTCAAGCGACAGCAGCCGTAGCTCCAGCCCTACGACTTGTGCGCCGAGTGTTTCGTTTTGTCTTCGAATCTCCAGCATCTCCAACTCTCGGGCTACCAGCTCTGTGCCAAGCCGGTCCAACTCGCTTAGGGCTTGCGGCTGAGGTGCAGTGATTCGCTCGATCTCCTCTGGTGTTAGCCCCTCGATCCATAGAGCGGGCATCGGTGGAATGTTCAAGACCGGCCGATCCCCCCGCTCCTCCTCTGGAGTGGAGTTCCATGCGCTCATCGACTCTTGATATTTGGCTTCAGCGGCTTGAATCGAGTCCTCATATTGCCGCCACGCCGTGAGATCGAAGCGCGGGCGGAAGAAACCGGGTGGAACTGGGATGCCGACGATATAGCCTGCCGGTTCCCGGTCGACAGGTTCATCTACGGTGCTAGGATTGGAGGCATTGGTAACTGTATCTAGATGCTCCGGTTCATTGGTAATGGGTAGAGCCGGGGAATAAAAAGGGACGACACCGGTAAAGGTATCGTCCACAAGTTCGTCCTCCAGATAGAGGCCGTCAATATTTACTTTTGGTACGGCTTTCATGGGATACCTCCTTAGAGTGGAATAATCGTATCAATAATCAACCACGTTGGCGGGGAAGTAACCGCATCAATTCGGAAATCCCCGTCAGGTGTCACTGTAATATACGGATAAATATAGGATGCTTGGGATTGCATGTAGCCCATCACATTACAAAAATGTGTCTTTTCAGGCCTATAACCATCAGGAAGAAAAAAAACTGTACCAGTTGTTCCGAGTTGAATAATCCCACGTACCTGTACGCCTAGTCCTTCAATTTTTCTGTAGCTTAATGGCGCGTCAGAGCCTGCATTCCGGCTAGCCCACCCATTCAACAATGTTGGAATAATCCACCCGGGTGCGTCCTTATCAGCCTTCTTATTCATCAGCACGGATACAGCGAAGGCATTCTGTTGCACGGCGTCGGTCAATTTTTCAAGTAAAGTCTTTTCATTGGCTGGGTAAGTTCCTGTGAACGGCACAGTAGGGAACGTGCCGAGCAACAGGTATGTGACGGAGTAGGCTGCGAATGGGTCGAAGTCTGACGGTAAAAATCTAACGTGCTGCTTGCCGTATGCGTTAACATCATTTTCGATCTTCGCGGGATTATCAACCTGACCATTGCGGTAAACCCTGAGGATGAAAGACACCTTTTCCTTTAGTAGGCTTCCACTTACTCCTGTATTGTTAATATAGTAATTTCCATTGGCCAAATAGTAGTTAGGCTTCGCAGACTCCCGAAGCACAATCCCTGTCCCAACTTCGATCTGGTTATCGCCTTCATTAAACGTCAGCATGCCTTCGTATACAATCGGCTCGATCATTGGCATTTCGAGTTGGTATACGAGTTGGTAAGGCGTCCAGTTGGGTGCTTGTATCGTGGGTAAGATATTTGTGGCATTTAACCAAACGCGATCTACACCGTTACTCCTTCTCGCCCACCACTTTGCCCCTGTTCCCGTATATTGATTGCTATTAGGACTCTGCCCTCCACCAGTACCATCATACATAGTCCATCCCATAAAGTACGCTTTTATCTCGTCGGATGTCGGCGTGTAGTTGTCACCCCAACCGCTGTCAGTGTTGGAAACTGATATATATACAAGTTTACTACCGGGGTCATAATCTATTTGATCCGGCAAAGTTCCGGCGGCTAAGGAACCTGGTATGTGGCTAATACCAATTCCATTAAACTTAGACATATAAAAAACATTAGATCCATTGTATCTTGGACCGTTAGGAATTGTAAATTGCACCCATTTAAATCCTATCTTAGATGAGTGAATAGCGTATAATTGTTGACCATCTAACCTAAAGTTCCTCCACTTCGCCAGCTTGAAATACTGCCCGTCCTTCACGAACACTTCGTCAGCATTCGCACCTGTTACCGGATCGGCAGACAATTCAGTTTGAAGGGCTAGCAGGGAGTCTTCGCGTGGTTTGAACGGTTTAGGCTTAGAGCCGATATTGAGCATTGGATTAATGAAGTTAAATTTTCCAGCCGCGGTAGCTGTAACTAAAATCTTTGCACGTACTGCGTCTTCGGGCGCTTGAACCGTTTGTCCATTTTCATTTTTAGGTGAATAACCTAATGGTGCCCCATTTTTATCCAACCACTGTAAATTAATATAAGCTATTGCAGGGTCGGAAGATTCATACGAAAGGGTATATGTCTCCCCTCCCACGACCTTTATAAATGCATTCCACGGTTGTGTTGTCGCTGTAGTAAGCAAATCAGCTTCATACGGTGTCTTAATATTTAACGTTGAAGACCTTGGTACCGCAGGTACATATTCATTAAACGGTGGTAGCAAGTTCTCCCCATAGTGGATCGCATACGGATTTCGCACGGGCTGAATGCTATCCACGTACGGGTATTTTTCCGCTACTTCCATTGGCGTCATATTATCGATTTTAGAGTTTTCCTCTGCTGTTATAGTATAGAGCCGTGCATTATCGACATATCCAATCTGGCCAATTTCAGTAGGTTGAAATAATACATTTACACTGTACTCACCTTGAGCTGATACATAGAACCGAATAAATTGAAACGCGAAATTTCCTGATGAAACGAATAGGTCGGATAATACTGACTCAAAGTTAAGAGAAGCATGTATCATTGTCCCCGTATCGACCTCAGCAGCGAATAAATAATAGCCTGGTTGCAAATCTCCTGTGTTGAAAATAGCATATGATGAGTTTGGTCCAGATATTGTACTCGTAACTTTTAAACAACTATCTCCCAAGGGTTTTCTCGATCCATCAATAGATATATTAGATTGATAATTTGAAATATTACGTCCAATAAATGAGTTATTCTCGCATCCTCCTGCGCGCCCCAACAAATTCACCAACGTCCGCCCCTTAATCCCGCTCAGCGAAAAGGGTGCGCTGCGCTCCGCATTCACGATCTGCAGCCCCGGCTGCAGGACGACCTCCCGGCGCGCCTCGGTGTCCAGGCGCTGCTGCAGCGCGTCGATGGCCTGGCTCGCTTCGCCGGCGAAGCGGTCGACCGTGTCCGCGTTCTGGTCGATATATTTCTCCAGATCGAAGTACGTCGTTGCCGGCGACGTCCGATCGATTTTGTTCAACCCGATATTCGGTGTTACCGGATTCGTCATTTATGCTCCTCCTCCCAACAATCTGTCTTGCGTCGTAGCCGATAACTGCTCCACCGTCATGCCCTCCACCTCGGCGATCGTAAGGTAACGCAGCGCATAGTCGACGGCCATGTGCGCTGGCTTGATCGCTTCAATGGCCGATTGAAGATCACTCAAATTCGGCGGAATGCCGAGAGTATCCCTGAAATGAATCGTCACCTTGTACTCGGCCGGCTGGACAGAAACCTCGATGCTGCCCCGCTCGTAGGCTTGGGCGACATTTTTGAGCATGCTAGCGGACACCTTGCCGCTTCCCCGCATCTTCGAAATGACGACCGAGCGCCGCTGCTCGAGCGGCTTGGACGGGTTCACCGGGATGCTCAGGTCCTGCTCATACCGGGACAGCGCCCAGGTCGCGGTCTCCGGATAGTACTGATCGATCAGATCCACCAGACGCTCATCCAGCTTTTCCAGCTCAGCTCCTTCCGCATTGGCGATGGCTTTCATTTCCCGGATGCCGTGATAAAAGGACGGGAGATATCCCATCCAGACCTCTGCCTTGCTCATCGCACTGTCACCGTCCCCAGTACGGCGACCGCTTCCGGTTCAATCAAGACGCTCTCGGTCCCTCCATTGACGGTCAGCACCTCGTAGTCGATCACTTCGGGAATATCCAGGATGACGTTGGCAATCCGGTTATACCGGACCAACGGGTCTGTCATGGCAAGATCCTTCAAATATTGGCGAACGCCTTGCTCAATTGCTTGCTGGACGCCGTCCAAGCCCGCACCATCCAGGAGGGTCACCTGCACCTCAATGTTGACAGGAACTTCAACCGCCCCGGTCACCGTCACAACCGATCCGACGGGAGCAGCTCCCTCGCCCATCCCGTCCATCGTGGGATCGATGTACTGCTGCACAGCTTCTACAATAGATGGCGCGGGCGATCTCATCTCATTGTCCAGCAGGACAACTTTGACCGTTCCCGGCCCATCCCATAGCGGAAAGGCTTTGGCTTTGCCAACGCCGGCCTGCTCCCGCGCCCACAGCTCATATTGATTTCGATTCGCGCTGGTGACGGGTCGGGAGATTTTTTCCCGGTAACGATCATACAACGCCTCATCGGACTCGGTATCTTCCCCGGGTGCCAGCAATGCCAGCAGCTCCGCCTTCACCAAGCCTTCGATATACTCAAGCGGCAGCAGCGTGCCAAACCTCCTGTTGCCCTCTTTGCCAGCCGTTTCGCATTCCAGCACATATTCCCCCGCATCCAGCCGGCCAATGACCGTGTAGTTTAACGCATCAAGCGAAAAACGGCTCCCTATCGGAACCTCTGCCGGTCGATTGTGTTCTCCCGTAAAACGTCCGCGCAGCCGCGCCTTCGTGGCCTGCTTACGCGTTAGTCCCGACCAGGCGATGCTCCGGTCCAAAAACTCGCCGGAAGCCGTGGCAGCAAACTTGAAGTTCATGGAGGAGCTCAGCTCAATGTAAGCTTGCGCAAGCTCCGCGGCGGCTGGGGCAAGCGCATCGTAGATGATGCTTCCCTCTCTTTTGTCCAGTCCATCCGGCACCCGGCCCAGCATGCGTTCCAGGATCGCTTCATAAGTCTGATCCTCATACATCCTCCCTCACCTCCTTCGTCATCGCAAACGGCCCATACACGGTTCGGACCGTAAATTCCGCCATTGCCGTCTCCCCGGCAAATGAAATATTCATGTCGTCGACCGACAGGATCCGGTCGTCCTGAAGCAGCGCCTCCTTGATATGCCGCTCGATCTCGGCATACGCCCACAGCGGGTCACGACCGATGACACCATACAGCTCATGGCCGTAGTCGCTGCTGTAAATCAGGTGCTCGAAGCGGCGGGTTTGGAGCACCTTGGCAACGGCCTGCTTGATCGCCTCCAGTCCATCAATTTGACCGGACAACGTCCCCTCTTCCAGGTTCAATCGGTAGGTCAAGCTCGGCTGGTCCAGACTCTCCACCACTTCGGTATCCGGTTGAATCGTGCCTCCCTGCGGAATCATGACGGCTTCACCAGCCGATCCAGCACAAGATACGTCTGTCCGCCCTGATAACGGAGCAGCAGCACCGTATCCCCGATCTCAAGCCCTTTGCGGATCAGCACGTCCTGACCGTCAATATTCAGTTTGTACTCCGTCATGGACTCTCCGATCACTAAAAAATCCTCCGTCAGGCTGAAACGCTGATCCACGTTCACCTCCAGAGGATTCACCGATGTTACCGTGCCATACAGCACCGCTACGGGATTCGTGCTTCCCACGGCGCTCAGGCTCGCTTTTTTGATAATATCCAGCATCATGACTTACACCACCTTCATATTCAGCGACATCGTATGCGTTCCGTCCGAGAACTTGTGCGAGCACTCATCGATGAGATAAGGCTTCAAGCCTTCGCTGGGGAGATTGACGTAAATCGTGTTCCCTGCCCGGACGCGCAGATCGCCGATCGCCTCGATGGAGAGCGTCTGCTGCTCCCTGTTCTTCAGCTCCAGTAAATTTTGGGCAAGCTGCTTCAGCTGCGCCGGATTCATGTTCTCATCGGCAACCTCGTACAGCTGGAGAAGGCCCCACTGGGCGATGTTCTCTCCGTGCTGATAGAGGTAGACGTCCCGCTTCCCGGTCTGCTTGTTATCGCGAACCACCTTAATTCGATTGTACGTCTCGTTGTCGATGCTCTTTTTATAGGAAAAATCCGTCATCAGGCTATCTTCCCCAACGGCCAGCATCAGCAGCATGTCCTTGATGTTCTTGAGCGTCAGCTTTCCGAACTCGTCGTAAAACATATAGTACTGCTTGGTTGCCATCAGCGTCGCGTCCAGCGCTTTGCAGATGATATCGATCAGCTTCTTGTCGGCCTCCAGCATCGCGGGAATGACATGTCCCGTATCGGCCAGCGTCCCTGTCTTCAGATTGAAGTCCTTGGCGATCTTGCGGATAATGTCCTCCACCTTGGCGTTCGTAAACCGGTAGGTGTCGTTGCTGGACAGGTAGCGCAGCTGGTCGTAGGCCATGAGCTTCACCTCGGCATCCATGCCCCACTCTTTGGAGAAAACATAACCGTAAAACAAGTCCTTATCATCCTTGCGGAACCGGACGATGTCGCCGTTCTCAATCTGGAATTGCCGGCTCTGCGCCAAACCGTCGTTCACGAAGCGAATATCCAGACTGGCCGGCTTCGCCTGGCGGCTTGTCTTCCACGTGATGTCGGTGACGACCTGCCCGAGATCCCACACGCTTCCGTTCTTCCGGTCTATCATCAGCTCGATCATGCCGTCACCTCCTTTAAGGGATTTTCAACACCCGGCCGACGGCGAGCTTTCGGACCTCATGATCCTTGATGCCGTTCAGCTTTTGGATTTCGGTATGGCGGGAGCCGCTGCCGAGCAGCTTTTGGGCGATGCTCCAGAGCGTGTCCCCCTTGGCTACGGTATACGAGTTCGGCTTCTTCCGGTCATCCGGACGCTCCTTGGTCTTCACCGCGGCCGCCTTGCTGTCCTTGGCCGGCACAACCTTGCGGGCGCCATAGAATACATAGCGCTTGAGGGTGATCGAAAATTCGATATCCTCCGGCGAACCGGACATCGTGTTCCAGCTGAAGCTCTCGATGGAGGCCGCCATGTTGATGCCGAAGGACTTCATCGCCCGCACCACATTCCCGCTGTCCGTACCGCTGAGCGGATCGGGGACCAGACCCGTCATGACAAATCGCACTGGTCTTCGGCTCTCCATCCATCTCTTGATGGTGTTTACATAATCGATGGGGAGCTTCAGCTTGTCCTTGCTTGTATTGACGAAAGGATACGTTCGTCCCGGAAAAAAACTTTCAAACGATATTTCGGTCAGCTTCGGATACAGGATCGCATTGATCTCGCCAAGTCCGGCGACGGTGTAGGATTTCCCCTCGCTGCCGTCCTTGACCTCGATCCGTTCCGGATTGACCGGAAAGCGGAATACTTCCTGTTGATTATTAAAACTCAGAAACAGCCCGTAATCGCTCATGCTACAGATACACCCCCTCCGCGCTGGATACGAACTGCTCCTCCAGCGTCCGGTTAATACGGGACATAATCGTATCGAGATCTGCGCCGGAATTAATATCCCCTGTCGTCATCTGCACGGTCGGCGTTAACGTGATCATGTTGCTGATCGCGTTCACCTCGGCCAAATCGCGCATCACTTTGAGATCCTCGCTCGCTACATCAACCGTGTTGTTCACCTGGCCGATGGAATCAATGCTGCCACCCGCAGGGGCAACCGGCACCGGTGCCGCCGGCATGGCAGGCATCGCGGGCATGGCTGGAGCCGGTGCAGCTTTAGGATAAGCGACGTCGTAGCCGGTTTTGCCGGCGTTGTTTTGTTTGAGGAGGTCCTCGTACTCCTTACCGACCCCCTTATCCGGCAGCAGCTGATCCTTGAATTTATCCATCGAGAAATTCTCGATCATATCTTGGCCCTTGTCCTTGAAATTCGTAAAATCCGCTTTGTACTCGATCTCCGCGATTTGCTTCGTGTTGACGCCAAGCACCCTGCCGAAAAAGCCCGCAACAGCGTTGATTCCTTTAATCAGACCGTTGATGACGGTAACGACTGTATTGACCGTACCTTGCGCCAGATCAACAATGAAGCCGAAGACGTTACTGAGCACCTGCTTGACCCCCTGGGTAACGACGCCTAACACGCCAAATGCCGAAATGACGGCTATGATTAAGGATATGAGGAATACCAGCGGATTTGCCTTGACGATCATGTTGAACATTCGTATAGCGCTTGTGGTGATCATGGTGCGGGCCGCCATCATCGCTTGCACCGCAGAATAGGCATAACCCGCAATCCTTCCGGCGATGAGACCGGCATTCAATCCTGCGATCAGTACGCCTACAAACGTAAGGATCGGCATTAATCCGATGAAAATGTTAATCAGATTCCATATCGTCGTGCCAACGCCGGAAATCGCTCCCTTAATGAATTCCCAAGCCGGAGGAACCAGCTGGGCGATCCAGACAAACCCTTGGGCCAGGATCGATAATCCGATCGAAATGGCGTCAATGAACGGCTGGAACGACCCGCTCTCAAACGCGGATTGAAGCATGTCTAATATAGGGGTAATTGCTGCCAATGCCCCTCCTCCCATTTGAACGAAGGAATCGTTGACATGTCCCATGATGCTCTTCCACTTATTCATCGGGGAATCCATCATCGTATCCATCGCTTGCTGAGTCATGCCCGATTTTTGCAGCAGTTGATCCATGGAAGCCAGGAAAGACGCAAAGTTCCCCTTCGACGCCACGATTTCGGCGTTAAAGGCTTTCATCTGGGCATCCGGTATGTTGAAGTTTTTAGCCAAGGCGCTCGTATCGCCGCTCATGGCGCTCATGATGGCCGCCGTAGCATCCTTCGAGCTTTTGTTGCCTGGTGACAGCATGCTTAACCGGTCTGCAAAATTGTTCAACTGGGCGATCTGGTCGGAGTTTTGCGTCATGGACATGAACGTTAACGCATTATTTAACGATTCGCTCACATCTGCTCCTGTCCGGAGCGCATTTTGCTTGAGCTGCTCGAACATGGCTGACCCCAGATCTGCATTTCCGGTCTTGGCCTTAAATAAATCCTCCAGCGCCTGTTCCTTGGCAGCCGGGATGACCGTCATCGTAAAAGCCATTGTACCTGCGGAATATAAAGAGCTCGCCCATTTCATCATGTTGCCGAGCATGCCAGCCTTCTTTCCCCCTTGCCCGATCTTTTGATTCAACGCTTCCTGGGCTTCGGCCGCTTTGGCAATTTGGTTCTTGGTCTGCTCAAAGCCTTGCTCAAATTGCAGCATCTGGTTCACCAGCGCTTCGTTCACTAACTGATTCATGCTGCCCAGCATGATTTTGGATTGCAAAAGGGCATCCTTTACACTCGCCATTCCCTCACCCCCTTCTTCTAAAATCTATCTTCGCTTCCGGATCCGCTCCCTCTTCTCCTTCTCCACCCGCATCGAGATCATGGCATAGATGGCGGCCCGTTCCCGGACCGTCATCGCCATGAGCTCATGAGGAAGAATGTGCAGTTCGTGGAGGGCGTAGTACGCATAGTTCGCGTCGCCGTCGCCCTCGTTGATTAGTTTTTTACTTCATCCACCAGCTCGTTCATATCGCGGTCAAAGCCGTTAAGGGCCTGCACGCGCTCCCCGAGCGCCGCAAACTCGCCCGGTAGCAGCATTTTGCGCAGCAGGGACTCCGCGCCAAGCACGCCGTACGATTTTTGGAGCTCGCTGTTTTTCAAATCCGGGTAAATGACGCTCGTCACCATCAGCTTCGCCATGTAGTCATTGGGATCGATCTCCGGCGTATACACGCCGTTCTTGCCCTTCACCTTGCGGGTGGCGGCACGGCGGCACTCCTGGTTCTCCTCCTCCGTAATGCTGCGCAGCTTCCACGGAACGGGCTTGCCCTCCGCATCCTTGAAACGAATGGAGACCACGAATTCCTCCGTGATCTCCGCAGGCGACTGACCTGCAAAAAACATGCTAAAATCGCTCATTTTCCTTCCTCCTCTTGTTTGTTCGTATTAGGCCAATGGGTTGAACGGGGTTTCGATCCGCACGTTCTCAAACGTAAACGCCACTTCTTCCTCCAGCGCCTCCGCTTCGGTATCCAGGGAAGCCATGATGACGCTGTCGAGGTTGACCCCCTCCAGGATGACCGTCTGCCGTCCGGTGGACGAGCCCGGATCCTCGTTGCGGACCTCGATCATGAAATAAGCGTCCTGTCCGGTCTGGATATATTCCATCATCAGCTCGCGGAACAGCGAGGTGACATAATAGATGGTCATCGTGCCGCTGCCCTTCCAGCCGATCGCCTTATGCTGCACGGCGCGCTGGCCCATCGTTTTCAGCTCAGCCTTCTCTTTCTCCACCGTAGCTTCCAGCGTTTTGATATAAAACATTTCCTCCATACGGTCGCCAATCTTGACGAATGCCTTGCCCTCTTGTCCCGAAATCGTATCGCTTGCACGCAAAAATGCCATCTTAGACCACCTTCACTTTCATGTATACTTTTTCAATTGCATCGACCGGCTGAACCTTGATATCGACGAACAGCACGTCCCCCTCGGTACCTGGCGTCACCACAATATCCTCATTCGCGTTGAAGTTCTGGATCGCCCCGATATTCTGCAGGGAAGCGAAATACGCAGCGCACTCTGCCCAGAACAGCGTTCGGCCGTCCACGTTGTTGTCGACTTTGCCGATGTAGGACTGCTCGAAGATGAGCTTCAGATCATTCGCAATGCCGTCCAGGACGCGGACTACCCGGTTTTTGGAAAAATGGCGCGCCTTGGCCGGCTCGATCGACGTAAAGCTGTTAATGTCCTGCTCTACCACGGCTTTACCGCCGCTGTAGCTGAACAGGAATTCGCCCTTCGTCAAAGCTTCTTCAATTTCCGTATGGCTCAGACGAATATCGGTATCGACCGCTTCATCATAAGCCGCATACGTCAGCGACTCATTAACGGCTGCAGCAGCCGTGGCGCCCGTCACCCAGGCAACCGCCTTAACCTTGTCCACGACGGTGCCGTCGGTGAGGACAACGCCGTTTTTCACGCTGATAATGCCTTCGTAATCCGCCGCCGGATAATCCGGAAGCACGGCCTGCACCTTCTTGCCTTCCTGCTCGCGCAAGCGCTTGATGAACGCCGTGTACAGCGATTTGAGGGTAGGATCGTCCGAAGCCAATCCCACCGTCTGGAAGTCTTGTACCTCAAGCGCAGCCAGAAAATCGACATGCTCCTGGTTCGTCACGGTCCCGTTCGCACCGCCTGTCAGCGCAAATCCAGCCGTTGCGGCCAAATCGCCGGCATCCGGCGCGAAGGTTACACACAGATTCGGCTGCAATTCCTCGGCGTTCGCAACGAGCTGCTTGTCCACGGCTTTGCCGCTCAGCAGAGTGCTGACGACGAACTTGCCCGGATCGTCGACCGCGTTCTCGATCACGATGCGGATATCGTTGCCGCGCTCCCCGCCGTACCGAGCGGTCACGCTAAGCCCTGCTACGGCTCCTGAAGCTTGAACGCCGCTGTTCAGGCGGTACAGCAGAAGCGTTCCTGCCCGCTTGAGCGTTTCTTTTACCAGCAGCAGCTCAGGCGACGTGATATCGTACCCCAATACCTCCAGCAGATTGCTGCCTGGTTTGATGGTGAGGAGCTTATGCGGCTCTCCCCATGGAAGCGAGAGTCCCAGCGCAGCGATCCCGCGTTCGCCGACGCGTCCGATCGGCTGCTCCTGCGATGTGATTTGGGTGTATACCCCAGGTCTTACTTTGTTAGGTGTTGTCCATGTTCCTCCGGCCATTTAAATGACCTCCTTTTTCAAAAATGTGGTAAGCTGTTCTTTCGCTTGTTGGACGGTGTACGTCGTCTCTTCTGCCAGTATGGCGTTCAGCACATCCTTCTCCCGGTTGCTGAATTGCTGGGATTGTACCAGCTGGTGTTTCGTAAACGCCGGTGCTGCCTGTTTCTTGCTCATTTCAAACCGCCTCCTTGTTGTAAGGTTTGCATCTTTGGAACGGATTCGGCAGAATCCGAAGATACCTGAATGACATACTCTGCGCTGAAGTATTCTTCTTCCGCCGCAGCTCCTTCTCTCTCCGGCCGCTCCCATGCGACCGCCGCCGCCCGGCATGGTCGGCCTTCCACTTCGAGCTCCGTCAAGCTCTCCAGCATCTCGTCCATGATCCCCGCCACGGGCTGCCCCGCCGCAGGCTTATAAAAGATGCGGAAACGAAAACGAGCCGCATATCGTCGTTGCGATATCGGCTCGAATTCGGCTAGCTCCAGCTCAGTTTGGAAGTAAGGTGGTTCTGGTATAGGAACGGCATCCTCCCTGGAAATAAGGAGGATGCCGGGGAAGGAGCTGTTTAGTCGGGATGCTAGTGCATCCGTGATGTGTTGGGTTAGCATGGGGGGTGCTCCTTTCGGGTGGGGAACTATTGGCCCAGAGTTTAATTTTATATCTTTAAATTATCAAAATTTAGGCAGACTATTCTATTGCAAAATAATTCATAGTTCCAGTTAGGCTTGTAGTAGCTCGAGCAAAATCAAAATAAAACCCATTTGAAAATGGTGTCAGCCATCCACGGTTATTTGCATAGGAACCACCTGTGAAGCTAAATATATAATTTAGCACGTCACTCCCACCGGGGATATACGCTATTATGTCCTCACAATAGATACCACCAAGTGTTTGATATCCACTATACTGATAACTATCGTGTGCTGCTATAACTGTTCTTGGCTTAAAGGACAATCCTCCGACACTTCCCCTCCCACTTCCGACGGAAAATTGTCCCTTTGCCCACCGTTTTCCCTCAATCAGTGAACCAACTACACCAAAAAGACTAACTCCTGTTCTGATATTTCCTGATACTAAATTCGGATCACCCAAGATGGTTATTGGACTAGTATAAAACCCCATTTCTAAAATTTGATTTATTGTGCTAGGTATAATGGTACCGCCTGCCCCTCGATTCGGCATTGTCCCCGTCAATCCATTCCCACTTGCATTACTATACGTCTTTCCAGCCAGAACATCGGCTGGATTCGCGTTCCCTGTCGCCCTAATCACCCCAGCCATCTTCGATACCAACTGCGCCCATGTTTCACTCGTGGATGCCGAGACGCCGATGGAATTGAGCGCGGCAACCACATTCGCTTTCTGCTCAACTCCAAGCTGCTTTCCCGCTAGTGCCTCGTCATACGCCGCCTTCACCGCCTTCTCCGTCGCAGCCACATTCTCCCGCGTGCCGTTGGTCGCACTCGACAGCTGCACGATCCCCTTCTCCGTCAGAGATGCGTCCGGAATGTCGACATTCACATTTTCCAAACCCTCCCGTACCTGACCGACGGCAGTATCAATCTTGTCCCAGTTCTCGTTCAGCATCGTCTCGATGTTGAATGTCTCGTTGCCATCCGTCATCGGGTCTTTTTTCAACAGTCCTAAATTCGGTGTGTTACTGGCCAATTCAGGCACCTCCTGCAAATTTGTTTAAAGGCATCTGTCCCAGCTCGTCCAAGGTCATGACCTCGTGGATGTCGCGGATGAGCAGGTAATTGAACGCATACTCCACCGCCAAATGCGCCGGCTTGATCTCCTCGATCGCCGCCTTCAGATCCTCCAGGTTCGGCGGAATGCCGAGCGTGTCGACGAACTGGACGGTAAATCGCCATTCCCCCGGTTGAAACGTAACCTCGACCGCCCCGCCGTCGTAAGCTTCTGCGACATTCTTAACAAGCCGGCCCGAGAAGGTTCCAGCTCCGCGCAGCTTCGACTCCAGCACAGCCCGCCGCTGCTCCATCGGCTTCGCCCGGTCCGTCGGGATGCCGAGCTCCTCCTCCCAGCGGTCGAGCCCCCAAGTCGCGGTGCGGACGAAGAACTGGTCCGCGGCTTCGTTGAGCGCTTGATGCAGCGCGTCCAGCTCGCTCCCCTTGGCCTCCATGTCCGACTGCATGACGCGGGACGTCTCGTAGTAAGCCGGCAGATATGAAAACAGCTCGCGTCCCCGCAAGCTGTTGATCCTCGCCTTATTCACTTACGCTCACCGTCCCCAGCACCGCCACCTGGCCGGAGCCGATTTCGATGTTTTGCTGCTCGGCATGGCCGTTAATCGTCAGCTCCGAATAGTCGACGATGATCGGGATATCCAGCAGCACGGCGGCAATACGTGTATACCGGACAAGCGGATCCTTCCGGTTAAACGCGATTTGCTGCAGGTAAGCTTGGACCCCTTCCTCGATCAGCGCCCGGATTTCCTCAATCGTGGACGGCTGTTCCTGGGTGCGCTGCACCTTGACCGAGATATGAATCTCGACTTCCTCGGCCGGCATGACGGTGACGATAGGACCTGCCGGGGCCGTCCCCTCCCCTTGTCCATCCTGCGTCGGGTCGATATGCTGCTGGACGGCATCCACGATCTCCTGGCTAGCCGCCCGCTTGTCCGTGTCGAGCAAATAGAGGCCGACCGTCCCCGGTCCGGCCCACAGCGGGGCGACCTCCACGCCGCCGACGCCGGGGATTTCGCTGGCCCACTGCATATACTGCGCTTTGTTGCCGCTGGTCCCCTGGCTTCTGACCTTTGCGTAAAAACGTTCCAATAGCGACTGATCCGTCTCAATATCAGTGCCCCTTCGCGTCGGCTCGGGATTCGTCACGGACGTGACGCCGCTGACGGAGGTCATCATCAGCTGGATGACCCCTGCCGGCACATTGCCGCTCTTCCCTGGAGTTACGGCACGGATCGGAGCCGTTCCGGTACCGTCCGGTCCCAATGTAACACTCGCAGTCGTGACATACTCTACCGAAGACTCCCCGGTCGTCTCGTCGGCCGGCGTTGCCACATACGTTCCCTTCGGGACGTTCGTGCCCGGTTTCCCCGTAAACACGACACTTCCCGATGAAGCTACCGCGTCGCGTCTTGTCACGCCATGCTCGGCGGTCCGAAGATCCAGCTCGGCTGAGCGGATATCCGGGGAGTCGCTGGCCGCCGTGCTGGCAAACCCTCGGCGAAGCAGCTCCTGGGCCCACAGGGCCGCTTCGGACAGCATGAACGCCACCGGCGCCTGCGCATCCCAAATAAAAGAGCCCTCGGATTTATCGATATCCGAAGGCACTTTTGCCAGCATGCGGTTCAAAATGTTCTCTTCCGTCTGTTCCTGCAAATACATCGGCACATCGGCCATCAGGTCATCACCACGCTTTCTATCATTTCCGTCTCATCCCGTACGCTCGTGATGCGGCAGCTGAAACGGCAGGCTTCCCCTTCCCATTCAAACTGGAATTGATCCACGCTCTCCGTGCGGGCATCCGCCAGCAGCGCTTCAGATACCATCCGCCGGATTTCGCTCTCCAATAGCGGACGGCCATGCCCTTTGCCGATCAGCTCCTCCAATTCACTGCCATAGCCGCGTGAATAGATCAAATGCCGGTAGCGCGGGGTTCGAATCGTTTTTTCACACCAGATAACCCATGCATCCTTCTCATCCGCGGCAACCAATTTGCGGGTTGGGGTCATGACAAATTCTCCTGCTTCAAAATCAAACCTCCAGCTCCGCCCGAACACGGCCCCGTGATCTTCGGACGTTTCAGGCCCAACTGAATCGGTCCAGATCATGTCCTCCGTTTCGGGAAACAAATTAGCCATGGCCGCTCACCACCTTGCACACCACGACGACGTCATGGCCGCCGTTGACGCGAACCGCCAGCACTCGATCGCCGGGGCGTAATCCTTGGTTCAGCTTCCACTGTGCCTCCTCCACTTCCGTTTCCTCCAATTCCAAAGAGACTGCCGTCTTGCCGCCATCCCCGCTGATCGTTCCTTCTACGGTTCGGCGAGGCAGCGACAATTGGCCCGGAAGCTCGGCAACCATATACTCTTGCAGCTCATGCTTGAAATCATCCAGCTTGAGTCCGGTCGAGGTTATCGTGCCGAGTACGGCTCCCACTCCGCCGATCGCTTGGCGGGTCTGCTTATGGAAGGAAGACAGCAAGGAGGATGCCAATTGTCCATAGGGGTCTTTACTCAAGATAAAACCTCCTTTTTACATCGTCATAGCTCCCAAGCTCCAGCATCATGCTTCCCGGATTGCCGAGCTCCCGGCTGACCGAAATCACAAGCAGCTTCGACGAACCGAGCATGACGGCATCTCCCGCGCGAATCGTGTTGATGTCCGGAGCGTTTACCGTGATCGTCTCCCGGATCCCCCGGAGCCTGCTTCGGGCCAGCTGACGCGCGGCCGCGGCGGATTTCACCTCATCGTCCTGGATGATCGCCTGCAGCTGCCCGTATTTGGCGATATCCTTCTCTTCGATGGCCATTACCTTCGAAGGGACCTCCTTCCCGGTCTCGCTGGCCGATGTTGCCAGCACCTTGACTTTGGTCGCCGCCCCTTCGAGCGTCCGCTGCTGAATCGTATCGGTTAACGTCTCTAAGACATATACCTCGCGGTTTGACCCCAGCTCATACAGCTCAAGTCCCGAAGGGATCATGCGCGGATGGTACAGCTTGCCGCCGGCCTTGGCCGTTTCCCGCAAATCCGCGAACATGCTGGCATAGATTGACTGCGTCCGGTAAACGGAGCGTCCGAGCTGTTTTTCGGTATCGGGCAGATGGGCGATCTTGATGTTCCAGTCGGCCGCGTACTTTTTGAAGCGCTGCGTTGCCGTCTGTTTTGCCGGGAACAAATATTCATCCTCGGATTTATCCAGATAGACCGTCCGGTCATAGATCGTCAGCGTCATCCGCTTCACGCCGTTGTTCGTAGTCTCCGCTTCCCAAACAACAGCTGGCTGGAGCAAGGGAACATAATCCTTCTTCCCATAGGGAATACCGCTGATCCGAATCGCCATCCCGGGCGAAATCGGCGGCAAGTCCGGCGTCACCACTAGGTTCACCGTGCCTTGATAGGCGACCTGCTCCAGCGAATCCCTTAAGTTGATAGCTTCCACCAGAGGCGACAAATCGTATTTGTCCTGCAAAATCACTTTATAACTCATGGCAGCACCAGCTTTTGACCGGGTTTAATGGCATTTGGATTGTTGCCGATCGCTTGCCGGTTCAGTGTATAGATCTGGTTCCATTTCGAGCTGTTCCCGAGCTCCAGCTTGGCGATTTTGGAGAGGGAGTCCCCCGGCTTGACCGTGTAAGTCTTGCTCTTCTCCTTCATGTCGGCCCGCGGCTTTTTGTTGATGCCCGATGCGCCGGCGGTTTTCGCTACTTTCATCTCACTCCACGTCCGGAGGGTCAGGTCGAAATACACATCCCCCTGCTCCCCGCCGCGAAACGTCGTTTGATGGGAAGCCACGAACACCGGTACATTGACCGCGGTTTCGGTAATGATAAACTGAAGCGGCGTTTTGGACACCAGGAACTCATTGAGCGTATTCATGGCCGTTTGCGGTTTCGGGTGCGAATCCCGGCTTCCTTTGCAGTATGATTCGTCGAACTCTTTTGGAAAAAAAGAAGAGAAGGATATTTCCTTGATTTTGTTTCCCTGCGGAAAATCAAACTCGCCAAAGGTTAGAATCGTTGCCGTTTCAAAGCCCTTTTGCCGTGAAATGGTCACTTCCTCGGGATTAACCGGAAATATAAATTCCTTCCCCTTGCCGTTCTTCAAAATAAACTCCATCGCCGGCCCCTCCTTTCCGTTAAAATGCTGCTAAAGTTTCTTGCCTGCCTAGTGCCTCCAACCGTTAATATGGCATAGGCGGAGCCGGCTTCCGGTTCTGGGATGCTTTCATCAACTCCGCTCTCAGGCGCTGCCCGACCTGCAGAATCAATCCCTCCACATCCACCGGATGCTCCTCACGCACCGTAACCTGCACCGCTCCAGGCGGAAGATTATAGTTGGTTGTCGCCTCCGTTTTGGAATCCCGCAAATATCCCGTCAGCGCGCTCATTTGCTCCGGACTGATCTGAACCATCTGCGGCGACATCTGCTTGCCGGCGGCATACGCCTGGCTCCGGGCGGGATCAATGGCCGGTGGGCCGAACGATGATCCGGAGTATGGAAGGACGGGGGCGGATGGCGGGCGTGGGGTTGCCGGACCTGCAGGTATTGCTGGTGCCGGATTGGCAATCATGGCGCTTGGGGCAGAAACGGCTGGTGCTGCCGGCTTCGGAGCCGGCTTGGCCTCGGCAACAACGTCCTTTTTCTTTTTTCCGAACGAGAACGTGTTGGAGAACCATTTCGATACCTTATCCCCGCCCGATTTGAACGTTTTCGTGATCCCGTTAATTGCGCCGCCGATTTTTTCGCCCACGAAGCTGCCGACAGCGCCGCCGACGGTCGAACCGACCAAGGTGCCGGCCACCGGGATAACGGACCCGATCGCGCCGCCGATCGTTGCGCCTATACCACCGCCAACGGCAGAGCCGATCGCTTGATTACGCTCTTTTCCGGGCTTGGCCGCCGCAATATCGTTAACGTCAGCTAAGAAGCCTAAAGGTCCCAAAATTCGCTTGCCTGCTCCCTTTAAAAAGCCGGAAGCAAGCTTGCTTGGAGCTGCTCCCGCTGACACCTTGGAAGCAGCAACCTTTGGATCTGCTGCTTTCGCCGCTTGCGAAGCTGCCCCGTTGTCCGTGCCTTTAGCCGCTCCAGATCCCGTACTGCCAGTGTCCGCTATTTTATCGGCCGGTGTCGCGGCAGCCCTGCTGCCAGGATTCGCCACTGCTTGTGCAGCCGCACTGCTTCCTGCGCTTATCCCGCTGGTCGCAGGGGCGCTGCTGCCACCACCGCCGCTGCCACCGCCAAAAAGCGCACTTCCGCTTTTCCAGAAGTCTCTGGCTCCTCCGAGAATCCCCGTACCTGCATTACCTACGGTTTCAATCAAATCCCCCGCGGCAGCGATCGTTCTAAATCCCCTTCCCTTTCGCTGCCTTCTCCCTCGCTCCACTCTGGATTCTTTGGGGTAGGAGCTCTCCGAATTGGAGGAGTCTTTGTTCGCTTTAGTATCATTTCCAAGCCAGGCATCGCCTACCTTTTTCGTCTTATCGCGCAGCTCGCCTACGCTTTTAGCACCGCCGCCGAATGTTTTCATTGCGCCAAACATATCGATGGCATGATCAAGCTTGGATTTCGGCTTCTGAGCTCCGCCTCCGCCGCCAAGCTGCAGTTTCGCAAGCGCGTCGGCAAGGCCCTTCAAGGCAACTGTATTTTCTTTAAGTGCCTTTACTAAGGGATCAAAGTTAAGCGGCTTGGCGGAATGCTTGACATTCACGTTCATATTCACGTTCCCCGAAGCATTGATCACCTGCGATTTCACGCGGTTGATCTTGGCCAGCAGGTTGTCCAGGCCTTTGGAGGCGCGGTCTTTCAGCACGATTTCCGGTGCCATGCGGGTTCTGCCGATTCGCAGCACCCGGCCCTGGATGCGTTCGAAGTAGCGCTCCATGGCGCGCAGCTCGCGGTTCGCCTTGATGACGTTTTTCGGATCAATGACTAGATTCATCCGGTAGTTCATGGCTTCAGCCATATCGATTCACCTCCTCACATTTCGCTCTGATCAGCGAGCCGGTCCATTTCCTCCTGGGAAAAAGCGAGCAGCAATAAGCGCTCGCCTCGCGGCAGCCGCCAAAACTCTCCGGGGCGAAGGTGATGCCGGGCCCATAAGTGGTACAGCATCGTAGTCATTCCCCCGGAGCCGATCAGTTTTTTAGGTCGGCGATCTCGACTCCGAAGCCGGACAGCTCAAGCACCTTATCGCCGACGGCATCCAGCTCCCCGGCCAGCAGCATCCGGCGGACCGCCTGCTCTCCGCCCGACAGCTTCAAGCGGCTGGTGATGCGTGGATCGCCCCAGCCGTTCAGCGTCAGCCCTTTGACGGACAAGCTGCCGGTCGCTTCCGAAATCAGGAGCGCGTTGAACGTCTCCGTATCCACCTTCTCATCCACCGCGCCTTTCACGTTCCGGCGGACCGTACAGCGTTCGCGGATGCTGTCCACCTTGCTCGAAGTCAAACCGTGCAGCACGATCTGCATATCGAGCCGCTTGATGCGCACCGTTTCCTCCGGCAGCTTCTCCGCCGCCTCGAACAGGCTGTCCAAAATTTGCTCTTCGCTCAAATGCTCGTTCAAGCTCATATCGTCTTCCCCTTTCGCGATTCTTTAGCCTTTCAATCGTTCACTCCATCGATTATTCAAGGTGTGAACCATTCATCTCTTTTCCCATAAAAAGAGCAGCATCTCCCAACATTCAAGGCATGAATCATCGATCGATGCTGCATGTATCTTTTTTCACTTATACGATAAAATCATTAATCCGCCGAAATCGGGTCGAGCAGCTCGTACCCCTCAAAGGTGAACGATGTCTCCTCCTGCACTTCTTCACCCGCAGTCCAGTTCGCGAGCTGGATCTTGTCCGGCATGCAGCGGATCAGGCGCACGCGCTCGTGACCGTACGATTCGGGATCGTCCAGCTTGGAAATAATATCGAATTTCGTAAAGCCGCGGGCGATCATGTCCGATGTGACCTTATAGCCGCTCATCGTGCCGGTGCCTTTTTTGCTCCCGCTCTTATGCACCGTCCAGTCGTTGCCGACCAGCTTCAGCTCGCGCTTCTCAAGCTCCACGCTCGCTTCCAGCTTGTTAATATGCGTCTGCCATACCCCGTCGATATAGGCCTGTCCATACGTTCCCATAATGACTCTTGAAGCATCCAACATAGATATTCCTCCTCAGCATTTTTGAATGATTGGATATGGATTGGACCTCACGGCACAGTAAGCCGAACCGTCCGGACTGATCCCATCCGTTTCGTCCTGAATCGTCCTAAGCTCGTGCGACGCGGCTCTTTAGGTTACCGGAGGCCATCTTCCTTTACTGCACGTAAAACGTGCCGAACAGCTGCTCCATCACATCGGTCAGCTTCACGTTCCATTGCAGGAACACTTGATCCGGCTCCGGCTGCTTCACGGCGGAATCGCCGTAATAGGCAGGATCCAGAATGACGTCATAGCCGTCCGGCTCGATGACGTTGCTCAGCGACAGCTGGCCCAAATATTCTTTCACGGCGCCGATCAGGGCAAGCCTTCCTTCCTCGGTGTTATTCACCTTGCCGATGTACGTGCCTTCGGCGGCCGCCTGCAGATCGGCATGAATGGCGTCCATGACGCGGATCGAACGGATTTTCTTCCACGCATTGTTCTGGCCCTCCGCCGGATTCACGAGCGTATTGATGCCGCGCAGGGCTTTCACCTGACGTCCGTCAAAAATCAGCAGGAAAACGCCGCTTTGAACCGCAAGCTCCTGTTCCGAGCGGCTCCAGCGGCGGGTGACATCCTCAAACGGCGCCACCGCGTATGTAGCGGACTGGTTCAGCCGCTGACCTGCAATCAAACCGGCCACATAGGCGGCCGTCTGCGCGGAGCTGTAATCGACGCCGGACAAGCGTACGCCGGTGCCGACGTTCACAACGCCTTCGTGGTTCAGCGCAAGCGAACGGGCAGCAGCAGTCTTCGGCGCATCCTTGGCCACATCGTCGGCCGCGCTTCCGCCGAATACGGCCATAACCCCGCGGCCTTCCTGGCGGAGACGCTTCACCCAAGCGGCAAAGCTCTGAAGCAAGGACATGTCGGCCGCATAGTCCAGCGCCACGACATCGAACTGCTGGCCTTGGGCGGCTTCTTGAAACTCAAGATAATCCGCATTGGTAATTCCGCTGTTGCCGCTGGTTCCGCCGGTGAATGCCGCGCCGTTGACGTCGGCCGGCACTGCGCTGCCGTCGCCGAGCACGGTTGCGCTTACCCAGACGTTCTCCTCGTCCTCATTCACCTTCGCAGCGATCGATGCGGCCGTACCGTCCGCGCCAACATAGGTGCCGAGCAGCTTGGCCCCTTCATACAGCCGAAGCTCCCGAGCGGCCGGATCCATCAGCGACGGCTGAATCGTTACCGAGAAGCCGTTTCCGCGGCTGCCCGGGTATTTAGCCTGAAGCTGCAGCACATCGGACGGCGTCGCTTCGCCATTTTGCAGCGTAACGGATGCAGCCGAAGCCGTACTGTCTGCAAGACGGTACGCGAGCAGCTTTTTCGGACCGCCAAGCAGCGCCAGATACAGCGTCCGATAAGCGGTTGCTCCCTTATCATGATCTGCGGAGAACGACTCGCCGATCGCATGCTCGCTTCCGATCTCGACAAACTCGCGTACCGGCCCCCAGTTCGCTTTAACGGGAACGATGACCGTCCCGCGTGCGCCGCCCTGAATCGCTGAGGCTGCCGCCGCTTTAAAATTCATATACAAACCCGGCAATACCGGTTTATTCGTGCTCTCCCATGTTCCTCCCGCCATGATTAATCCACCTTCGCTTTCATAAAATGTTTGATTTGTTCCTGCACTTCGGCCACAGTAAACAGCTCGCCCGCTGCTCCGTACATCGCGCCGGCAATAACTTCCGGCCGGACGCCGAACCGCTCCTTGGCATGAGCCGTCAACTCAGCCAATGAGTAACGCGGTTCGCTGCCGCTGTTCACTTCCATCTTGGTTGATTTCTTACCCGCCATTTCGAGCCCCCCTTAATTTAGAATCGGTTGAACATGAACGCGGCGAATCCTTGCGGCTTCCTGCGCCGAACGCATCTGCCGCTGGATGAGCGTCAGCTTGAGCTGACCGTTCAAAATCGGATCGGCCTCCAAATCGCCGGAAATGCCGGCGACGGACAAATACCGGCCAGCATCGGGATCAAGCGGCAGCTGGGCCTGGGAGCCAAGCGACTCCACCAGCGAAAATGCCGTTAACTGTTCATGCTCTGAAGAAGTAGACGCCACATGACCTGTGAAGCTCTTGCTGATTTCGTAGACGGAGGCTCCCGCCATCTTCGTCTCGCACCCCGACAATCGCCACAGCACGGCATGATCTTCCCGGTCCGCCGGCCAAGCCGTGCGGTACACGCTCCAGCTGCTTCCGAGCTTCTTCGAAGTCCACGTGATCAGCGCGGAAAGCCACTCATCCGGTTCGACGATGCTGCCGGGGTCTCCGCCGCCGGCTGACGCCTCCGGAACATAAACGCCGAAACGGATAACCCGGACCGTGCGGCCCGGACCGGAATCCCATTGATCCGCCTCCGGAACGCCGAGATAATGAAGCTTGAAGGCGCGGTTCTCCGGACCTGTTACGCGTTTGCGATGCAGTCCCTGTATGAGCCGCTCCGCCTGTGAATCCAACTGCCGGGAGACGATAGCCTCGCCCGCGTACAGCTTCAGCCTAATCACCTGCCGGTAGCCGGCCCAAGGTGATTTCCATACATCCTCGCCAAGCTGCAGAACCGCAAAAAAATCATCTACAGCGCTCTCGGGCGGGTGCACGTCATAAATCCGTCCCGCAAGCTCCGGCAACAATTCCATAACGGCCTGTTTGATTGCTTCCCTCATCGAAAGCACAGCCGAAGCGCATCCGGTACCCGCTGAAAAAACGGCTTGCCGATCAAGTCGTTTGTTTGCCCATTCATACGGCCCCCTCCTTCCTGTGTTGTAATGAACCGGGAATGAGGCTAGGGAGGCTGTCCGCATAAAAAAACCGGCTCCATGGCCGGTTCACATTTCCTGTGTGAGATTAACGGTGCTGCCCTTTCCTTCATTCCCGATGCTATAATCTTACACCGGTTCGCACCAAGCGAAGACGGGGAATCGGCGAACATTCGGCGAAGTTTGGGAGGACTTGCGGCGGTAAAAAGACGATACCTTCGATAATGCTGTCACCGCCTTATTTAAACGACGGCTATAACCATCACCAATCACTGTAGCAAACTTTTTCACTGCCTAATTTAATATCGTTTCTTTGCACCAGCGACCCGTTAGCAGCATCGTCTAAACACTCTATATGCAGTTTACGGTTTACTAAAATGCTAGGAGTTCTCATCCTATGTATGGGCCCTGGCTTTGAAGAGCCGTCAGCCTGTGAGCGTGTTTAGTCAATCTCCCCGTTCTATTCAGCGCTCGGGAGCGGGACATGGGTCTATTCCGTTCATATTCTCAACAAACTCCTTGTCAATGCCCAGGACGAATCGAAAAGAACCGACCCTCAGCAGAGTCGGTTTAGTCCCGCAGCCATCCATCTATTGTATAAGAGTCATCCATCCGTTGTCCAAAAAGTCATCCTGGGAATCGCCTAGCCAATCAACCTTGCATGATCCACATTCCCGCGTCGGAACTCCCCCGATCATGGGCCGCGTTTATCGCAAGGCGCCTACCGCTTGCGCCCCTTCATTCTTTTTCAGCCGGGTTAGGGGCTTTACGAGGGTATCCAGCGATAACAGGCCCAGATCGGCAAGCACCAGCGCCATTTTATAAAAAGCTCGGGTGCGGATTTTTACATACGTGTCTTTGCTGACCGGCGGGTCAAAAATATGGTTGTACACCTTGTAGTCGTACACATCGTCCTGCTTCATGTACCGTTCCCTTATCAGCAGCTGCTCGCGTTCTCCCAGCCGCTCCACGATCGATTCGATCGTTTCGCAGTAGTGCTTCCTTGCCGCAGGCATGTCTACATTATATATCGCTACCTTTGCCGTCTGATCCGAGGTCACATTCGTCGGTCCGTGGAACCGCTCGGTGTAAGAGGCCGTCACGCTCGCTTCCCTCATTTCAAACGTTATCGTTTTATAAATTCGATACTTCTCGAATACCGCCTCAATCGCGTATTGGGTTTTTCTGCGATCCAATTCAGGTAACATATGATTCATACCGTTTCACTCCCCATTGATGGTTTATCCTAGCTTTCCTTTGCCATTTGGCAGAAAATCAAGGCCATGCCGACTGTTCGTATATTTGTTCGTATTTTTCGTTATAATACCACTATCTGGAGATCTTCGTAAACGTTCAATTGGGCGGCAAAATTCCAGAAATGGGCCTTATCGCTCTCTAATTCTTGCCTTTTGGCAATATTCCTTTGTTTTTATTTTACCTGTTGGCAAAGGCATCGAATGGGTTTATACTATAAACAGAGGTTACAGATGGATTATGGTGAGGAGTGGCCGGAGCGTGGATCACAGATTTGGAGCATACTTGAAGCAGATCAGGGAAGACAAAGGCTTAAGCATCAATCAACTCGCACAAGCCGCTGACATCAGCGGATCGCAAATCTCGAGAATCGAGAACGGGCTGCGCGGCATTCCAAAGCCGCAGACGCTTCGCAAAATCGCCGACGCGCTTGAGGTTCCCTATGAAGAACTGATGAGCAAAGCCGGCTATTTGGACTCGGAGCTTTCCCTGCATGAGGACCTGACCGTTCCCGACTGGGCCACGGCCAAAGATAAACGGGATTTCAAAAAAATGCTGGAGGACGACGGAGAGCTGATGTTCGACGGAATCCCGTTAAACCAGGAGGACAAGCAGCGCATCAAGGATGTGCTGACCGGCTTATTCTGGGAAGCCAAGCAGATGAACAAACGGAAAAAATAG